ATTGCATAATGGTTGCCCTGTTCTCTCGGTTAAGCTCGGCCTACTGAGCCATCATTTACGACAAAGCTAAGTGAAGTAGTTAGTACGTCAGTTGCCGCGCCACCGACTGTTGGGAACACTGGATAGACCGAGCCAGTAAAAGTGTCACCATTCACATCAAAGGAAAAACTAAGGGTAGTGTCTGGCGCTGAATTAGCCGCATCCCAAAGGGCGGAAATAAGACCGGCTGTAGCTGTTGAATCTTGGTAAAGTTCAACATTTAGTGTGGCCGTCTTATCTACAGTCTTGTAGGCGCGACCCGATAGGACTTCTAACACTTGCTGGTTATTTTCCATTTCAAGTGTAACTGTTGATGCTTGGTCAGCGTATGACACAGAGTTAATGCTCAGTGTCAGATTCCGACCAGTTATGTATGTTGCTGGCATGACTTGCCTTTCTAGTTGGTTGTGACCATCTCTACACTGAGTTGGCTGATAAGCATGTCGGCATTTCCGATCTGCTGGACTGTGGGCTGTGACCATCCTGATAGGAATGAAATGTTATTGGCTAACAGATCAGTCACGCTAAATATTAAAGTTTCTATGTTGGCCAGTGCTGCCTGATTGTCAGCTGCATTTACGATTACTGTTATGTCAAAGCGAACGTGACAACGTGATCCGCCAATAGCAGTTACGGTTATGTAGGGCGCACCCGGCACAAGCACAATGGCTGGTGGGGTAATGTTCTCATTTGGGAATGAATAAACTACGCGACCGGCAGCTGCAAGAGTTGTTGCGAGGGTTGATCTGTAGGTAGCAAGATTAGCCAATGTAGCCCCTAGTGTCTAGGTGCTTACCTAGTAGACCAGATACCCGGGTCAGCATTGAGCGACCCAATCGGTATGGTGCTGGGCTTTGGAAGTCCACACCTTGCTGGCCTAGTGTGCCAGTACGGGTAATCCAAATGTCGCATGCTATGGCAAGTGCTGCCTGTTCAATTTCAGGGTAGCCAGTGTCGTACATAGTTGCTTGGCTAGTTAATAAAGCGCGACCAGTTGGCACGACTAATCTCTTTGTAATGTCTGCATTAGTCACTGCAGCTTCAAAGAATGTCACGCCAAATTCATCAAAGCCAACTTTAGTTACAGTGCGCGATCCGTCAAAGGGTGCGCCACACTTGCTGACTGTAAGAGCTTGGCCAACTACAAAAGTATTGTCATAGCAATGGAATCTGGCCACATTGTTTGTAAGTGACACAGCGTTAATTGCTACATAGTCAAAGGTCAAATAGGACAGGATTATGTTTTGCGCCGCGTCTGCACATTCCTGCACGATTGCATCCGCGTAAATGTCACCAATACCAAGTACGGCTTTGAGTTCGCTTAGTACGATTAGTGGCATTTCAATTCCTTATCTAATGAAGTGTGTGTGGGGGACACAGGGCCGCATCCCCCACACTTCTGACTAACTCTGACTAGGTCAGGTTAAAGCGACGTACTCCGCCGGCAACAATTGTCTTTACGGCCATGTAGCCATAAAGCATTGTTTCAATCTCACCTGTGGTTACTACGTTAGTAGACAGCTGCAATACTGGGCTCTCGTAGATTGCAACAGATGATGGGACAACAATAAATGCTGATTCATCAATGTTGGTTGATACTGCCTTGTTAGAGATGTATAGATCGAGCCCAAGCACATTACCGCGTAGTGACTGTGGGCCAGCTACTCCAGCATTGTTCTGTGGGTTGTATGCGTTGTAGATTGGTCGGCCACCTGAATCTTTAGCACCAAGCAACAATGACCATTGGGATGTACCAGCAATGTATGCAGTTGCAAGTTCACCAGTTGCTAGGTAAGCGGCTGGTGCTTCTGTAGATACATAGGAAATGATGCCATCAGATGATGCAGCGGTTGCAGTTGCAGCCGTTCCACCTGATGTTAGTTCAGCAATAACTGCAGCTTCAGTTGCCTGTGCGTATACCCGGCGCATGTTTTCCAACATGGCTTGGTAGAAGCTTGGATCAGCGCGATCAAATAATTCTACTGAATAACGCTGTAAGCCTTTGTAGGCCTTTACAGTGCAATCAACATATGCTGACACGATTCCTGTTTCGGATGGTGCAGCACCTTCTGAAGTTTCTGCAACTGATCCTGATGTGGTGATCTTAGGAATGGATACAGTCATACCTGCATTTGGCAATGCGCGTGTGCCAATGGCATCAATCGCACCTCTTGCGCCGATCTGGGTATCTACTACCTGTGACACAAACTGTGTTGGCTTAAATGCTGGGTTGGTTGTAAAGGAATCGTCAGCTGCATTTACATGCTTTGCATCCTCTGCCTTTGCGTGTGCAATCCATTCAGCACTTTCGTGGTTTCCACGTTGTGCCTTGATTGAATGCTCTAGGAAATGTGCTTGGGTCTTGATTGGTGAGCGCGGCTTGGTGTAAGCCACTGGTGCAGCAGCGTGAATAACCGCAGCTGCGGTCACTTCATCTGCCGGTGTTGCGGTTGTTTCTTCCACTGTTATCTCCTGTGGTTGTTCCTCTGCCGGGGTTTCGGTTTCGGTGGTTTTTGGGGTTTCGGATTCTGTAGCTGCTACATCCGAAATGGTGGCATCTACAAATGCCGGGTTGGTTACATGTGCCACAGCTTCTAGGTTGGCAGATGCTACGACCATGACACCTTTTTCTATGGTGTACTCATTGACTTTGGCTTCGACACTAAAGGCTGGGCGTAGGCCCTCACTTGCCTCTACTAGGGCATCATTACCTGCACCAGTTGGCGCAATCTTAAATGCCATTGAGATGCCAGCTGGGCTGACTTCTACACTGCCACCAATGCCACGACCCAATGGGCGTGTGCGGTCATGTTCCATGTTCAAGACAATCTGGCTTGGGTCAATGTCACCAAATGCGCCAAACTCAAAGCGCACTGGCCCGGCGGATGTGTTTCCTACTTTAGAGAATGGCACTACCAATCCTCTAATGGTTCTAGTTTCTACAGATGCGGCCAAGACTTGGCCCTCGAAATTAAGTTGCATTTGTTTCATTCCCTCTCGGTGCTAAATCCATAATGGCTCTAGCTTCCTCTACGCTAATGATGTTAGTTTCAAGCATTCTTGCCAGCACTTCAACTTGCTCTAGTGGGTTTCCGCGTAGGTACGCATCTAGATCAAATCTGACGGTAGTTCCTCTAGGTGTCAGATCATTCATGCTTAATCGCATCTCAATGGCATGCATGTGTGGCGATAGCGAGAAGTCCACAAGGCTGCGTCTTTCCTGCGACACATTGGAGTAAGTCGCGCTGGCTGTTTCTGCGTTGAGATACCATGCTGGGATGTTGCATAGTCTGGCAATTTCAGATGCAGTGTTTAAGCGTGACTGCGACAATTCCATCTGCTGGGCATCATAGCCAAATGTCTGCACATCCAGTGGCCCTGACAAGTAAGCAGTAGCTCTAGTAGCGCGTGATTGTTTCCATGATGCAAGTAGGCTTGACACCTGCTCTGGCGGTAAGTCCACACCAGTATTCTTAATAACCATTGTTGGATTAGGCTCACTTGCCATACGCTGTACAGCCTCCTCTAACTTAAGAGCTGTGGAAATAGTGCGGCCACCTCGATTAAGAATGCCCTCATCAATACCGCTAAACATAATCAGTGAGCCAACACCCATGTGCGGTACAAGTGATCCATCTAAGTAAAATCCGTTCACAATCTCTTGTGTCTGTAGATCAGTTGTAAATGTTACGCGCAATGGGTCAATGCGCCGGCACTGTGTAGGTCGGCCATCCTCTGGCGATACTGCTAAGACAGCCCAGAAAGCGTGTCCATGAAAGAGTAAATCCTCTACTGTCCAAGTAATAACAATGGATGTTGGTAAGGATGGATCAGGCTGTGTCAGTAAACTTCTGCCCTCAATTTTGGCATGCGTAATGTCATTATACGCATTGAGTGGAAGTGTACCGATTGTGCCACAGATAATGTTTCTGGCTCTGGCAACTGCTGGTACTTGCATAGCATCACCACGATTGATGCCAAAGAATTGAAACGGATTGAATGTGTCTTGGTAGAAAGGTATGGCCATAGCTGCAGTAGCTTTAACTTCAACTTTTTTGGGTTCAGTACCCAGCAAGAAATCAATAAATCCCATGATTGCATTATCCCATAAATACCAAAATTACTAGCATTGAGATTGCGTGTCTTAACGCCCGGGGCAGTGATAGGAATGACTGCCCCGGACTTGATACTCTGCCAAGATAACGTACCTAAGCACTTACTATAGTGACCGTCTGTTGTGGTTCACAAGCATGACCCGCCGCCATCACCAAAGCCACTGCAGCTGTGATCGGTACTTGCGCTGCTCTGCGCGCAATACGCCAGCCGCCATCACTTGCTGGCCGTCTAGCACATGACACTAAATGCTGGTGCATTGTTTCTTGTCCGGGATGTATAAATCTGCCAGACTGCATTGCGTTTAATGTTTGATCGCAACTGATCGCAAATGCAGCACTAGCCCATGGTGTCGGTTCAGTAGCAACGCCAGCTTGTGCCAGCCTTGGCGCAATGTACCCTGATGTATTTGGATCATAGGCAAATTTTCTAGGCCTNTATCTGCGAGCAAGTTTAGCCAGTTCGCCTGTNAGTTCTAGATCATTTATTCCGCCATCCTTTTGCCATTCATGTAGGAATACTGCCAAGCCCTCTGGCCTNTCTTGAATAGTGACTANGCAAGCAAGTTCNCGACTGAATGAAAGATCTAATGCCATCCATGTAGGTAGTCCATCNTCTAGGCTGACATCTTTCTCGCCCTCATTCCACATGTTTATTGGGAATGGATTTTCTATAGCATCAATCCATAAGCAAAGTGACTCTGTCTTAAATGCATC